TACAACTGATGAAGAATTAGCTACACTTGCTGCTAAAGAAAAACAATTTGGCTCTCCTACATTTAAAGGTTTATATACAACAAAGAACTCTGATGATGTTCAAGGTATATTAAAGAGTGAACTAAATAATGCAGGAGTACAAGTAGGTAATAATGAACTTGCTTCTACAGCAGTTAGAAATCAACTCTATTCTAGTATGAAAGCTAATAATCCATTTGTTAAGTCACAAGAGTATGATGACTTACTAGATGAAGTTGCTGTGTTAAGAGCTAGAAAACTTATTAGCCCTAATGAAGAAAAGAACTTACAACAAATACTAAGAAATCAACTTAATACTAATCCTAAGGTAGCTGCTACAGCTAATAAAGATATTCTTAATCTTATCCAAAATGGTGGTACATATACAGTTGAAGGTGAAACAAAAGCTATGATTTCTCCTGATGCTCAGAAAGTATTAAGAGAACAGTTTAATAAATATCTTGAAAGAACTACTGGTGGTAAAGGATATAATTTCTTAAAAAATATTGAGCAACAAGAATTTATTGCTGCAGCTAGAGATAGTATTCCTACATTAGTTGCTACTAAGTTTAGTAAGTTAGATGAGCCATATAAACTTGCTCTATCTAATATTGCTAAGTCACCTGAGGGTAAAGCTGAGTTTGCTAAAGCAATTGACCAACACTTCTATCAATTAGGTGAAACAATTAATGTTGCAGGTAAGCAAGTAGGTAAAGAAATTAGTCCTGACAAACTTATGAAAGAGTTTATTCGTTTAAGACCTGCTATTGAAGAAACAAATGTTATGTCAAGAGTGCAATTAGAAGAACTTACAAGACGAGTAGCTGATATCCCTAAGATGGCTGATAAGGCTAAAGCAATTAAATATTTCTCTGATATAGTTAGAGGTTCTATTATTGGTGCAGGTAGCTCTGAAGTAGCAGCTGCAAAAGCTCCAGTAATGCCGATGTAATAAAAAAGGGGCGATAAGCCCCTAATTTATTTAACCATCATATATAATCCAACATTTGCTAACGCATATCCAAAGTAACAAAGACTCATTCCATTATTACCAAGATAAAGTTGTTCAGCACAAATATATGAATAAATAAGTCCTGTAATAATAATTAATATTTGACTCATTTGTTTTATTCACCTTCTTCATCCCATTCAATCATAAACCTAATGATTAAAAGATCAAGAAGGAGTATCCACCCCTTCCCTTTCCTACCAATCTGTTTATAACTCATGTGTTCAATACCTAAGTTTACACCACTAATTAACTCTGATCCAAAATAAAACATTAGTTCACCTCGCAAGTTCCGCCAGTACAAGCCAAATTATCTTTAGCTTCTGTATGGTCGTCATGTTCAATTACTTTCGTTAAGTCTATCTCTTGAAGATGTTTAAACATTTCTTCAAAGGTTTCTTTAGTACAATCTTCAAATGGGGCTTGTTGATAGGTTCCACCATTGTAAGGAAGTACAGAGATACCAGTATAGTTATAACGATTCTCCCACATCCAAACCCCACATTCTTCCCACTCATCATCTTTCAATGAGATAGTACAAGAAACATTATGCTTATTATCACCTCTATCATGACCATAAGCTACCCATTGAGTGTTAAATTTCTTAACTCTCTCAAGAATATCTTTATAACTTTCAGTGCGTAGAATAGAACCTTCAGGAGCTTTCTGAGGGAAACTCATTACAGCTTCTAAGTGAGGTTTAAACACACAGTCTTCTATTAAAGCAGGTACAGTAGAAGTCATGTAAGTGTATAATGGTTCATTCTTACCCACTCTCATCCTACGAATATAGTAATCATTATGCCAAGCATGAATACCACTACTGCTACCAAGTACAAGGCTAGTAGTACCAGCAGGCTTGACAGTAGTAATCCTAGCTGACTCTCTAATTCCAATAATGCTAGCCACTCTCTTATTTTCTTCTTTAGTAACATTAGCAGCTTCCTTTAGGTTAAGTTTTAATACTCCGCCTGATGCAATACCAGTCATAGAAACACCAAGTAAGGCATCTTCTTCTGAAGTATCTTTCCACACTTGACGAAGATAATGGAAGTCAGTGTATCCAGCTTGTAATGTACCAATGAATGCTGCAGCTTTAACACGAGCATTAAGTTCTTCTTGAGTAGTTACATCTGATACATTAACTTCAACTAAATTACAATAGGAGTTAGGTCTTAAACTAATTTCAGCACATGGGTTAGTGCCTACATCATAGTTGTTAGTCCAAAATACACCAGGTTCACCTGCTCCTGACTGTTCTACTCGTTTCCAAATAGAGAACCATTGTTCTTCTGTAATCTCTTCTCTATTTAATACTACAGAGTTATTAGCACGACCTCGTTGAGGGTTTAGTTCCCACCAGTCACCACTCTTAGCTGACATCATATCCATGTCATCTTTATCGAATAGAGAGATGAGAGCAGCACGACGAATACCACCTGATAGAACAGCATCAGCAATATGGCATATCATATCATGCACTTCAATAGGTTCTAGTTTACGACCAATAGCATTATTAAGAACACTACGAAGTTTATCTAGACATATTCGTAATGGATCAGGTCCAGGGGCTTTACCACCTGAGGTAATGAGTCTTGCACCTTTAGGACGAATATCTCTAAAGTCAAATACAGGGTCAGACTTACCAAGAGTATAGGCTTTAATTAATACTTTAACAGAATCAGCCCAACCTTCAATAGAGTCTCCTACCAAGAATCGTCGTTGTTTAGTGGATGGACCAACGATAGTAGGGAGTCTATCTGTATGTCTGCGTTGTACGCTAAAGCCCACACCACTTCCCCCAAGTAAGTTAAACATGGTCTCGCTGAAAACGGCAGGATGATCGACAGGGGAATAAGCACAATTGAACATACGATTATTACTGAGTTCAATAGGAGTGCCACCGAACTGTAAGCTACGCATAGAAGGCAATACTTGACGATTGTAAACATATTTGTAAACATCTTTAATTTCCTCTTTCAATTGTGGATACTTCTTAATGTGCATTACCATGTTACGACTAACAAGCTCTTCCCAAGTTTCTCTGCGTTGAGCTTCAGGGACATACTTAGCATATTTATTAAATATAGTTATGTCACTTAATATCTTTTGACTTTTATCCATTATTTTCTTTCTTATAGCGTAGTTATATAAATTAATCGGAGGAAGTATTATCTCCAAGTTCCAATTCATTGACCAACTTGTCGAACCTATCTTCAATTTTGTCTTGGAAGGCATAGACTAAATCCTCAGTAGTAAGTCCGAGAAGATCAATTAAATCTACTTCTGAAACTTGTTCAATAATCTTTTCTTGTAATTCTGTTAATGTTATCATGTTTTTAGTTCTTTTAGCAACTCTACATAGTGAATGACTTTATCTAGGTCTTTTGTACCACCTTTGTCTTTCCATCTGCAGATGTATTTAATTATGTTTCCCTCTATAAAAGGTATATTATTTTTAGTTATAAACTCTATAGGTTGTATAGTGTATTTTTTATAATGATCTCCTTCTACTTGTTTTTTTAATGCTGAATTAGACATTGACAAATTTAGTCTCTCCTTTCTGTTTCAAGTTCTTTGTATCTCTAAACCAATTACCACAACTACGACATTGATAGCGTTGATATTTGCCTGCCGAAGTCATGTTATACCCTCTTCGCTGGAAATTCTTAGAAGCACAAGTAGGGCAACATAAGTCCGTACCATCTACTAAGTTACGATTGAGGTGGTTCTTAATCCATGGTTTAAAGCGTTCATAGACCTTTTCTAAAAGAATAACATCATTCTTATTATACTCTTCCATAGTCTTCCATGCTTTAGGAATACCTGCCATACATTGTACCCATAACTCATGACCACTATGTTCTGTTTTCTTACCTAAACCTAATGACTGTGCTACATAGTCTAGTTTGTTAGATACAAACCTAAATCTACCTTTAGCAACAGTCAATAAGTCAATCTCTTTAAAAGGAGCTGGAGGAAACATCCCATGCAATAAAAACTCTTTATTGAGTGATGGAATATCGAATCGTTTCCCATTATAGTGGATGACAGCATCAGCTTCATCAAGAAGCTTATGAATGCCAGCTAACATCTTCTTATCTCCACTTTTCTTTACAGAGTCAAAAATCATTTTCTTGTCACCAAGCCATTTGGCTGCATAGCACATGACATAAGAACTCTCACGCAGTTGGTTAAGACCAATGTTCTGATCCCATATACCCCATACATGAGCTACATTTGGTGCCATTTCTATATCTAATAATAATATCTTACTCGTCATAGTGTTCTCCGTCATTTCCATTTTGTCCTATTATATCAATTCGAGAGAGTTCTCCAGTTGACTTATTTAATTCGTACTCAGCTAATACTACAGGATTCTCTAGCATCTTGTCAACCATATCTTCATGACTAAGTTTTTG